CTACGCCTGGTGCGTATCTTTACTTGAATAAAGAAGATAGACCAAGATATGAAGAAAAATTATCAGAACATGATAATACTTCAGTTAGTGTTGGGGGTGGATTAGAAAAATCTGTTGACTTAATGAAAAGATTGTCCGATTATTTAGGAAAGTAAAAAATTTATTATGGACGAAAAGTATTTTGTAGCAAAAATCACAACTGATATGGTTGATGATAACACAGGTAAGATTAAAAAAATGAGAGAAGAAAAACTTGTGAGAGGTTTTTCACCGACAGATGTCGAGGCAAAAGTAACGAAAGTTTACGAAACTTATTCAATGGATTGGAGAATTACAGCAATCGTTGAAAGTAAAATAGACGAAGTTATTGAATAATTTTTTTAGATTATTTAGAAAGGGGGCTTTATGTCCCCTTTTTTTATGCCCAATTTTTTTTGTCTATCTACATTAAAATAAGAACTTTTTCAAACTAAGGTATATTTATCTAATAAAAATAAACGCAAAACGCATTGCAATATAAAATGAGTTTAGAAAAAAACGAAAATTTAGTAGAGAAAACTTTATTACAAATGAAGTCTATCGAAGAAGCTATTAGCGAAAATGCAAAAGGAATACTTGCTTCTACAATGAAGGAAGAAATCAGTGAACTAGTAAAAGAGTCATTATTTGGCACAAAAACAAAAAAGTCTTTACGCGAACAAGTAGAAGATGACACCGAAGAAGTGGTAGGTGTGGACGCTGACACAGATGTCGCAGATGATAGCGAGGAGACAATTGATGTTGATACTGAAGTAAACCCTGAAGATGGTGTCGTTGACGTTACTATGATGGGTGCTGAAGTTAATACTGATAACGAAGACGAATTACCACCTCTTGATATGACAAAGGCTAAGGCTGGCGAAGTATTGAAAGTGTTTAAGGCTATGGGTGATGAGGATGGAATTATTGTGGTTAAAGACGATAATAAAATTCACCTTACCGATAACAACACAAACAATGAATATTTCATTGATTTAGGTGACGATTCAAATTTATCTATGGAACATCCTATGGAAGATATGAATGAGAGTGTAATTTATGAATTAGTCTTCGAAGAAAAAGAAGGTGATACGGAAAATTCTGAAATGGATGAATCTTATGACGAAATGGATGAATCTTATGACGAAATGGATGAATCTTATGACGAAATGGATGAAATGGATGAAACTATTTATGAATTGGAAGTTAGTGAATCAATGAAACCTGTTGGAATGGGATTTGGTAAAATGAAAAATGGTTTACCAAAATCTTCAGTTAACCACAAAGGTTTTGATGACGACATGGAAGATGGTCTAAAATCTGAGAAAAAAGGTAAGGGTCCTAAATTCAAATATTCTAAACTTAAACATGGTGTTACTGAGTCTGAAATGGATGAAGAACTTGATGAAACTTGGATGGGTGAAGGATGGATGGATGAAGAAATGATTGATGATATGAAAACTGAGTCTGACTACATGGAAGGCGACTACATGGAAGGCGACTACATGGAAGGCGACTACATGGAAGGCGACTACGGTACAGCTGATGAATATCCAGGTGAAACATCAGAAGCTTCAAGAACAATGACTTACAGAAGAAGAGCAGAAAGAGACCGTGTTGCGGCACCGAGTCAAGTAAGAAATGAATCAGTTAAAAAAGAACTTAATTTATTAAGAGAGAAAAATGAAGAGTACAAAAAGGCTCTTGATTTCTTTAGAAATAAATTAAATGAAGTTGCTGTATTTAACTCAAACTTGGCATATTCTACTAGATTGTTCACTGAACACTCAACAACAAAACAAGAAAAAATAAACATACTTAGAAGATTTGATAACGTAGAAACAATTAAAGAATCTAAGTCACTTTACAAATCAATTAAATCTGAATTAGAAGGAGGAAATAAAAGTAATGAAGTTGTAACTGAATCAGTTCAAAGAAAACTTATTAGTACACCTTCAAATGGTTCAGCATCTAATTTGATTGAAAGTAAAACGTATGAAAATCCACAATTCTTAAGAATGAAAGATTTGATGGGAAAAATTAAATAAACAATAAATAAACTCAAATTAAAAAAAAAATAAAATGGGAGCATTATTAGAATCAGGTCTTGTTGGTAACATCGGGTTAAAGCACCTTAAAGTTATCAAAGAAGATACAATCAACAAATGGGATAAATTAGGATTCCTAGACGGTCTTAAAGGACACATCAAAGAGAACATGGCACAGTTATATGAAAACCAAGCTTCTCACCTAATCAACGAAGCGGCTTCTACGGATAGCTCAGGTTCTTTCGAAACTGTAGTTTTCCCTATCGTAAGACGTGTATTCTCTAAATTGTTGGCTAACGATTTAGTATCTGTACAAGCTATGAACTTACCAATCGGTAAATTGTTCTACTTTGTACCTAAAATTCAAAACTATGTAACAGGTTCTAACGAACATTTTGCACCTATTGGGTCTCAAAATGGTCCAACACCGGCAGCATCACAAGCAGGTTATAATTCAGGTAAAAACCTTTATGATAGATTTTATGAAGGTACAGAACCAACTTTAGACCCAGCTGGTTTGTTTGACTATTCAAAAGGTACTTATTCTGCAATTACTAAGTCAGCAGTTACCGTATCTTGGAGTAATGGTGATTTAGTTGAATCAGGATACGCTGCTGGTGAAAACAGAAAAGTTCTTTTAGTTCTTTCAGGATTCTCTAGTGCAGGTGCTGGTAAATTAATTGGCCCTGATGGTCAAGAAATGGATAACGAATCATTCTTATCTGACTTACAAGTTAATGCTTTAACAGGTGTAGGTTCACCAGAAAGAGCTTTCTCAGGTGCAGGTTCTTCAGATTTACTTTTCCGTGTAGTTACTCAAAAATATGGTAAAGGTATTGTAGAATACGGTTCACAACAATCAACAACTTTTTACAGTGGTTCTTATCCTGGAAATGGTGGTTCTTATGACAATCTTTGTGATGCAACTGGTAAAATTTACTTAGAAGTTGACTTACAACAACCATGTGCTATCGGTGCTAACTCAATTGATGGTTATTCAGGTTTAACTACTACATTTGCAGCGAATGCAACTGGACAGTTTACTTGTACTTATAGAGTATACCAAGAATTGGAATTCGAAGACAGAATTGGTGAAGTTTCTTTTGACCTTGAGTCAGTTACTGTATCTGTTACAGAAAGAAAACTAAGAGCACAATGGTCTCCTGAATTAGCACAAGACGTTTCTGCATTCCACAACATCGATGCTGAAGCTGAATTAACAGCTTTATTATCTGAGCAAGTAGCAGCAGAAATCGACCGTGAAATTTTACGTGACTTACGTAAAGGTGCGGCTTGGAACTTACGTTGGGATTACAACGGATGGAAAAGAGGTACTTCAGCTAACCCATTAACTCAATACACTCAAAAAGATTGGAATCAAACTTTGATTACAGCAATCAACCAAATTTCAGCACAAATCCACAAATCTACATTAAGAGGTGGAGCTAACTGGATTGTTGTATCTTCTGAGATTTCAGCTATCTTTGACGATTTAGAATACTTCCACGTATCTAATGCGTCTCCTGAGCAAGACCAATACAACATGGGTATTGAAAGAGTTGGTACATTAGCTGGTCGTTACCAAGTTTACCGTGACCCTTACTTCCCACCAAACACAGTATTGTTGGGACACAAAGGTTCTTCATTGTTAGACACTGGTTACGTTTACGCACCATATGTTCCTCTACAATTAACACCTACAATGTATAACCCATTCAACTTCACACCTATCAAAGGTATTATGACACGTTACGCTAAGAAAATGGTTAACAACCGTTTCTACGGACGTATCACAGTTGATGGAGTTAGAACATTTGACTTAAGAGAATTGAGATAATCAATTAAAAATGGAATAAGAAAAGGTCAGAGAAATCTGACCTTTTTTATTTTATAGATATTTATAGTTATGGGAAGAAAAATAAATGAAGCGACGGTAACCGGTGGTTCTAGAGGTAGTTATCTTGCACCATTAATGCCTGGTGAAAGATATTTTAAAAAAAATGTTTTAGGACCATTTACTGAACCCGTATCTAATTACAAAAGTCCTGACTTAGCCTACGATTCATATGATGGTAAAATGGAGCGAAGTAAAAAACAAAGAAAAAAAGAAGAAAGAATTGCTGATAAAATTTATAATTTTATAAAAAATCACCCTGATTCCACTTTTAGTGATACCGAAGGTAACCCTATAAATCAATTTCCAGGTAAAAATAAAAACATGGTTCCAATAAAAGAATGGGTTGAATTAGATAAAATTAACCTTAATGAAGATTTAGCAGTATGGTTTGGTACAAAGAAAAAACCAAAAGGTTCCAAACAACCAAAAGGTCCTTGGGTTAATATTTGCAGAAAGGTAGATGGGAAACATCCTCCTTGTGGTAGACCTGACGCAAGTAGTAAATCATACCCTAAATGTAGAGCTGCGGGAGTAGCTGGAAAAATGAGTGATTCTGCTAAAAAAGCCGCTTGTGCTCAAAAAAGAAGAGCCGAGAAAAAAGATACTCAAACAGGTAAAGGTCAAAAACCTATAATGACTTCATACAAACCAAAAAAGAAAAGGACCCAAAATGAGTCCTT